GCAGGGCCGTGACTGCGCCGTTAGTCAATGAGGTTGTTGTGGCGCTTGTGCTGTCGCCTTGCGTGATCGACTGCGAAAAGCTGAAGGCTGAGCCCGCGGTTTTTTGGCTAGCCGTAATATTAGTGATAGCAGGTTGGCCGTTGGTCAAATTTCCAAACCCGCCAACAACTCCAGCAGTAGTGCCGTCTGTTGTGTCGATACCGGTTCCGCTGACCGCATAGCTGGTTCCAATCCGTGTTGTTTGCGCTGCCGCAGCGTCAACGGTTAGTTGTACAGAAGAAGAGATTTGATGTACAAGGTCTGCTTGGGCCGGGGTGACAACACCGAAGACAAGCAAGAGTAATAAAAAACGATTCATGATCTATTTCTCGTTTGTTGGAATTTTAGGTGAGTCTTTTTTACTTACGTTACCGGACTTTCTTTCAATGCCAAAACCGGCCATGGCTCCAGTAAGCAAAGATGCGACAAAAGTTGAATCCATTTTCATGCCCGGAAAGATGCCCAGATATGAAATTGTTAGCAACGTTGCAGACCAGCCCAAAACGATCAGCCGCACCCCGTCCGCTAGGGTTGGCCCGTCTTTCTGTTCATTGCTGTCTTCTGGTGTGTCTGCCATGATAAGAGCGAGCGGAGACGGCCATGATTGAAGTTTGGGCTGCAATTTGTGGCGCGTCAATAACCGCAGCAGCTCTTGGCTTTAGTGGTTTTACTCGCCAAAACCAACAAGGCCGTGATTCGCTCGTAAGGTTAACAACGGCAGTAGATAATTTAACCTCACGGTTGGACCTTGTGCATCAAGACATTCGTCAAACAAACCAAGAAGTGTTTGAACGTCTTAGGACGCTTGAGTCATCGGTCGCACGGCTGGAGGGGCTTGGCAAGCACACTTAAAATACAACCAAATAGGAAAAGCCCATGATCTTGCTGCTCAAGCCGGTAATGCTGGCGTTTGTCAAATCAGATTCTGTAAAAAAGCTAATTATTGATTGCATTAAAAAGTTGGTGCAGTCAACTGACAATGAGATTGACGACAAGCTGGTCAACCTATTAGAAATTGCGATGTTCCCAATTAAAAAAGAAGAGTGAAACGCTTTGCGTTATTTGCTATGGCACCGTTAGCGCTGCTCCCGTTCTTTCAATTTTACAGAGGGACTCCGCATCAAATTGCTGCAATTAAGCAACTTGAGGAGGCTATGCCGGCTGAGTTGCTGTCGCGTGACACTGATTGGTTTGAAACTTGGAGGGTCAGCGGAAAAACGCAGTGGTTGTTGGTGCCATATTTTAAACAGCACGACAACGAGTCTGAGCAAGGCTATCGCGAATGTTTTTCAAGTGCTGCAGCGATGCTTGCAGCAGAGAAAGGTGTAGTAATAACTGACGATCAATACAACCTAACCCGTGAGCGTTTTGGCGATACAACCTCAGTTAATGCTCAAGTGTTGGCGTTGCGTGACTTAGGCTTGCGGGCTGTGTTTATGCAATATGGCAGCATGCTACTGCTGTTTGACCTGATTGATCAGGGGCGCCCTGTGGCTGTTGGAATTTTAGCTAGAGGTGATTTGTCGAAAGGCGAGCGGCCTTGGGGGCCAGGGCACTGGGTTGTCGTAACAGGATATGACCTGTATGGGTTAACAATCCATGACCCTGCCGGCATGCCTGACATGCACAAAGGCACGCATGAAAAAAAATTGAGCGGTTCTTATGTAAGAGTTGACCGCAAAGATTTTGAACGCAGGTGGTTAATTGATGGCCCCCAAAGCGGTTGGATGATTGTTATTAACGATGACTAACGCTTGGGCAATCTGGTTTCAGCTTTGCGTTTTTATTACAAAATTTTGGTCTGTTGTGATCGTAAATTGTGCTAACCCTGCAAACATACAAGTTTGCGTACGTGTTGATCAGTGGCTAATCCCAGCCATCAGCGACGTAATCCGTTTCCACAAAAAGCGGTGAGGTGTTAGTTAGTGGATCTGGCTGGCCGCGCAGAATAGTAATGGCACGCCTGTAAAAAAAAGAGTCAGTTTTGCCCGCTTGTTCAAGCGAACGCTTTATGCGCACCCAATTGTCAAGTGTTTTCATGTCAAGCATTGATTGATTGCTGACCAAATTAAGCGTATCGCCCTGCTACATATTCGTCATTAGTAAAACGGTATAATTTAATGCATTTGCAAGGAGGTTACAAATGAAAACACTTAACAAAAGCATTACGCGCGAGGTTTACGTTGAGGGGCGTAGCGCAATTCTTTGCATAACTGGTGAGAAGATGGCGCTGTTCTACAGCAGAGAAGACGCCGCAAAATGGCTTCGCCAACAGGTCAAGGTCTTCGCATAGCAGATTTTGGCCTAACCAAAGCCAGATAGTGGCCTCGCGGTCAACTGTATAGAAATCTTGCTTGCGAAACCACTCAATCCAGTTTTCAGCTCCCTTATGCCCATTGCAAGATAAGCAAGCAGGTATTAAGTTTTCTATAACAGTTAGGCCACCCTTATGTCTAGGGATTACATGGTCGAGCGATCGAGCGGGCTTGCCGCAATAAGCGCACTCGCTGCCCCACATTTCGTAAATTGTGGACCTGAACCTTCGTTTGGATTCCCGGCGGCTAATGAGGTAAATGCCATCAATCCGAGACTGCATCCAGTGTTCCCTGACAAGATTATTTTAGGCAGAATCAGGGACGCGAAAAGACTGCAATCACAAATGGCGACGGGCAACTACCACCAGCAAACAGGTGTCAGCTTTACTTCTTTCAATGGTGGGTATTTTCGGGCTTGGTACAATTATGGTGGCATGATTCATTATCTTCCCGACTGCTATGACACAAGATCCGCAGCCGAATCTGCCGCAGAACGATGCTTGGAAGAAGCTAAATGCGTTTGAATTGCCGCTAGAAACTCAGTTGCAACGCGAAAGGTTGACGCGCGGGCTTGAAGTCCTTAGGGAGCAAGGAAATCTTAATGAAATATATGAGGTTTGCCAAATGCTTGTTCAGCTGCTGTACGGCCAAAAAGCGGCAATAAACTACTTAGCTAAAGAGGCTGCAAACAACCTAATAGCTGAAAATCAATTTTAATTATGCAGGCACACGACGAATCAATGTATTTTGAGTTTAATCAGCCTAGTATTGCGCTGATATATCAGTCAGTAAGTTTTTATTTAGATAAATGGCCTGGGGGGCCTGACCCAACTGAGCAACAAGCCTTGCATAAGCTTAAGACTTTATTTGCGTCAGCTTTAATGGAGTGAATTTCAGGCTTGAAATACTCTAGGTAAATCTCTGCTTGCCAAAAGTCAGAACTATAGCGACATGTACCACCGCCGCAACTTCTGTAGAAAATTTCCCCCTTTTCGTTCTGGACTGTCTCGATGTAACGGCCGTCTACCTTCGAGCGCTTCTCTAAAATCTTTAATGTCATCGGTCGTGATAGCCCCATAAGAAGACTTAGTATCTCCCACCTCAAGCGCCTCGTCAGTGTTTTCATCTTCATTTTCAAGGTCTTCTACACAAGAAAGCAACCTGAAGCCCCAAGTCTTCAAATCAAGCACACCCTCGCGAGCATGCAAAAGCGCGTCACTGGGCTGCTCATCACGTTGCAGCAAGATTTCGCACGCCTCTTGTATGGTTTCTTGCTGTACCTCGCACATCCAAATAAGCAGGCGGATGTGGCCTTCCGTAAAAGTGAAGTGCGTATCAGCAGCCATTTCGGGAAGACGGCTGAACTCATCGTAACAATCGCTCACAAGTCATGCTCCTGAATAAAATTTGCAATAGTCCGACCCTCATAATGCTTTTCGGTCATTAGAGAAATCTGTAAAGCTATTTGGTATGGGATAAGGTCAGGCTGCTCCACCCGAATCAAACGAATCAGACGAAGCAGTTCCTCCCTTCTCAAACCGGCAACTTACGCCGCAAGGCGAGAACGTCTGGGTCTGGGGCCACCGACAACCTTTTCAATTTTGTCCACCACGATGTTTTCTTCTGGGAAGCGAGCTTTAAGCATTCTGAGTAGGTCGCTTTTGTTATGAGCACGCATGCACCCATACATACAGCGCCCGCTGCTGTCGTGATTGCTAATGACATAGGACCAAGAAGGTGCATGTTTGTTATTACAAAATGTTTCCCCTGCCCTCGAAAGCGGAGGTTGTGGCGGCAGACCCTGCCTAAATTCTTTCAAAGTGTTCATTAGAAAGGAAGCTCCTGCTTAATTTTTTTAGGATTGATGTTGCCAAAAGCGCCATGGTCGCCGTCTTTGCCGTTGCAATTTAAGTAAATGCCCTTGACAGACTCACTGGCCTTAGCCTCAAAGTTGTAGACCTTGCCGTCTTTGTGCAGCTGCTTGTCGTCAGCCATCGTCATCAGATGGTTGCAAAAGGCATGCACGCTGTCGAGCGGAATAAATACCGACAGCTTTTTAGGGTTCTTGCCCTCTTGGTCGTACTGGTTGTCGCCAACAGACCACTTGCAAGGCTTAGGCAGTGCGGGGGTGAAATCAGACATTTTAGAGAATGTTAAGTGAATCGCGAACTTTTTCGTTCACGAGAGATGACAGAGTGCAACGCTCGCCACGTTGCAGGCGAATAATCATT